CAGCAGGGACCGCCGGGGCCGACGGGACCAGCAGGACCAGCGGGCCCGCCCGGGCCCGATCTCGCCGCTCGTGTTGCCGCATTGGAGCAGCAGGTCACTGCGCTCGACGCGCGCGTGACGGTGCTCGAGGGTGGTACGACACCACCGGTCGAGCCGCCGATCGAACCCCCGATCGAGCCGCCCAGCGGCGGTCTGGTGCGCGATTTCGTGGCCGACTTCGGTGCGGTCGAGGGGCATGATTGAACCGCGGCATTCAATCGCTGGATCGAGTTCGCGCAGGACAATCTCGGCTCGACGCTGCTCATCCCGGCGGGCAAGTTCATTAGCCAGCCAACGATCCCGAACACCGGGGCATTTGTGCCGAGTCATGGCTGTCTTGACTCTTGGATCATCGGTGTTCCTGGTGATCCGGGGCAACCACCCAGGACTATTCTGAGCTGCCCGACGCATCCTATGACCGCCGGCAGCAAGGATACTATTTCGTTCAATTTCGACTATACCGCACGGTTCGCCGAGGTGTCGGCGGGAGCAGTCTCGCTGACGCTGCTGACAGCGGCCGATGCGGCCAAGTTCAAGGTCGATCAATTGGTGATGGTGACCGGACTCACATTGATGCCGTGGGGGTGGCCGCCGAATCCCGAGAACGTCGAATATCATCGTATAACCGCGATCAACGGCAACGTGCTCACGCTGGCCAAGCCGTTGCGTTTTTCCTACAAGACGGAATGGCCGCACTTCACCAATCCACCGGGCGACGATTATCTCGGACCAGCAACGTTGGTTTCGCTGCATCCGTACCACGACGCGAGCTACAGCTATCAGCATCTGTTGTTCGAGCTTGGCGGCGGCTGGAGTGGCACCGGCGAGATGTTCACTGGTGCTGGCCGGTCGTTCCTATTCGACGATTGCTCGGTTGCGGTTGGCAATCGCGGTGCCGCGCCGTCGATGTGCGAACGGTATGAATGGCGCAATAGCGTCCAGATCGGAACCGACCCGGAGGTTGATAAATTGGTGGGTGAGCTGTTCCTCACCAACATCAATAGTCCTGGCACAAGCATTCTCGTCCAGAGTGCGAGCGTGATGGCGATGCAAGTTACCGATTGTCATTTGCGCGGCATGATCGGCACTCCGCGCAACAGCACAATCAAAAACACGGCCTTCGATTGGTTGCTCAAGCTTGGTGCGGGTTTCTATGGATTGTGCGATACTGCCGTGCTCGAGAACGTCACGACGCATATGAGCGGCGTCGATTGGGGTGTCAGTTGGGCAAACATCCAGTTGCCATTCTGGCACAGCGTATTTCGCAATGGGTCGTTTGTAACGACAAAAACGCAAATCCTGAGCTCGGCCGGTGACAGCGCCGAGCGTGATGGAGTTGCGCGTTGGTTGCCGGGGCGCAAATACGCCTATTCGCTTTATACCGGCAGCGCGATCTTGGTTGCCGACGATGGCCGCATTCATGGTTTCACGGTGACAGCGGTGCGCGAGGAGGGCGACAACTACATCGTTGACACCGACATGGCGGCCGAGCCTTCACCGTTACCGACTTTCAATGGTGGCCAGCCGCCCACGCATTATTACGGCTTCCCATTGCAGCAATCGTTCACGGAAAGCGGCAACAGCGAGAGCTGGGAGGCACAAAAATCGTTGCTCGTCCCGCCCGCAAGCTTGGTGCCGTGAGAATATAGACGTCGACGGTTTCCAGATGATAAGGAGTTGAGCTCCTACGAGGCACCAACCTCAAGGCCCTCGGGGTCACCGTCTCTATCCTGGGGGCCTCTTTTTCGGAGGAAGCCATGGCGAAGAAGTGGATTCAAAAAGCTGTTAACCCGGAGCACAAAGGCTACTGTACTCCGATGACGAAGCCGACCTGCACCCCGCGCCGCAAGGCGCTGGCGAAACGCTTCAAGAGTGGCGATCTCAGCAAGAAGAAGTAGCGTGAAAAATCAGTCAATCGGTAATCCGGGTGTTAAGCAGCTGGCCGAGCGGGTCGACGACGAGGGTGAGCTCACCATCACCGTCACTGAAGATTCGAGCGGGCAGATCACCATCGACTTCGGCAAGCCGATCCACTGGCTGGCGATGACGCGCGAGCAGGCCCAGGAATTCGCGCTCAACATCCTGCGGCGAGCCGCAAATCGGGTCGTTTCGGTCGATATCCCGGATTGACACGGTAACATTTTGGCAACATAGTCGCCGCCGACTCAATATGTTGCGGGTCAGCGGTGGACGCCGTTCTAAATGAAGTAGCTACGCGCCTTGCCGATGAAGGAGTGCCGGTCGCCGCCATCGCGCGCGCGACCCGCATCCCAACCGGCGATCTCTGGGAGCAATTTCAGGAAGCGTGGCGGCTGGGTGAACTCGTCGGCCTGCCGCGCAACGACTGGCCGCCCAATGTACGCCGCGGCGCGCGCGCCCCCGAGTTCGCTAAGCTCGCCGATATGACCGAGGATCGGCTCATCAACGCGCTCACCCGGCTGTTCACGATCTCACGCACGCAGGCGCGGCTGTTGCTCGCTTTGGTCGAGCGGCACGACGTGTCGAACGCCGACCTGCTCGAGATCTACTGCACGCGCGACGACGGCTACCATGAGAGCGGATACACCAATTTACGCATTCAATTCGCCTCGTTACGCAAGAAATTGAAGCCTTTTGGGCTGTTTATCGAGACTTTGTGGTGTTACGGCAAACAGATGTCGGGACCGGACCGGCGCCGGACGCTGGATATGTTGATGGCTGACCTGGAGACAGGGGATCTCCAGAAATGTACCAAATCATCCTAGATTCGCTGCGCACAACCCTATTTTCGGCTTGCAATCGATCAAATATGGCGCGAATCAAGGGGTCGGATTCGATGTCGTAATCCGTGATGTACCAGCGCATGCTGCTTCATAATGGCATCACAGCACTCTCGCTAGCAATCAGGGCATTGTGGGCAAAGATCTGGCTTCGTCGCAGACCGTCGCAACCGCCCGTCGTGGAAGCTGTTGTCGAACAGCCGCAGCCGGAGCCGCAGCCGCAGCCGCAACTCAATCGTCATGAGCGTCGACGCTTAGAGAAGTGGGAGCGCGAACGGCGCAAGCATGATGTGCTGGTCAAGCCGGCGATCCCGCCAGTCATCCCGCCGCGCATCCCCCGCAAGCCGCGCGAGCATCCGGTTGTGCCGCACCCCGTGCCAGTACCTATGCCGGACGTACCCGAGGATTACAAACTGATCGTGGGGGATGACGCCAAGGTTTATCACGAGCGCGAGCTTTTTGGCGAGTTTACATTTCGCGATACGATTCTCGAGCAGCTCGATCTCTACTGGGGATATCTGCGCCGCATGCAGCAGCGTGACGCTGACAGTTATGAGTTCTACAAGCGTGTCGGTGCCACCATCGTTCCACCGCTCACACATTTTTTGCACGATGGCGTTAGGTGCGATGATGAAGAAACGAAGAAGAATAGGGTTAAAGAAATCAAGCTTACCCCCTGGTGGAAGATGCACCGACCGGCGTTTGGTTGCGTGACCTACGGTATAATGAAGAAGGTTGAAGAATATGAGCAGGGGATGAGCAACAAGAAACGGGAGATGTGGGTTCCGAAGTTTTTTTATTTTACCAAGTACGATCGTCCTCCACCGGAGATCGCGCCGATGTCAGGTGGAGATACTTACAAGCTGACGATCTGGTGGGATAAGCCGTTCAGCGCGAAGAAATATTACAAGAAGGGCGGCACTCCAACCGAGTATGCTGTATTCCTTGATCACGAAACTATTCGCGCGTTGCCGATGCTCAATACTAAGTTCATTTCCATTCGACACAAACATCGAGGTGCGCATCAACGTCGTGGTAAAACTTTTGAAATCCCACAGCGCGCATGGGGCATTTCCGATGTTTGGACTGATTGGGCAAAGGATCTAGATGAGGACCCAGAGCATCTGCTTGCTCGCATATTCATGAGCATGTCGACTTGTTGGGAGTACTCGAACTACGGCATGATCCGGGTTGCTGTTCATAACGGCGATCTGACTGCGCAATTCGTGGTCGATCCGCGGCGGATGTCATATTTCTTCCAGGATCGCGATATCGTCTATACGCCCAACGGTGCGCGTGAGGCTTGTTTTCACATTGTGCGTGCGCACGAACGGCACACGAAAACCGGCAAGACCGCCGCAGTTAAACTGCATTTCCGCGGTGCTAAGGAGTTCACCTGGGCGGGTTACCGTGTCACGGTGACCATTCCAGAGCGTGATCATGTTGGACTTGTTAATTTCGATGTTCCGGTCAGTGATAGCTATTGGTTCACGCCTAAAGAACGTAGGGAGGCGGTCTATCAAAAAGAACTCGGTCAGTACTTGTCGGCGGAGATCGAGGGGCGCGTTGCCGAGCGCGATGCGATCAGAAACAGGTGGCGAGAAGACGTTGCGAAAAAGAAGCTTAAGTCCATCCCGCCGCCGTGATCTGCGGCCGTTCAGGTCGCTTTTGGTAGGGATTGCTGCGGCGCATGAGCTCGTTCACGATGTTGCCGTGGACGACGAGCGCGATGTACTGGAGCGAGTCTGCAACATGGGAAAAACCTTCTTTGTCGAGCTTTTCCGGTATTGCCCGTAGACCGCCTTGCTTCGTCCGTGCGTATCGATACCCTCCAGACATGGCTCGCACGAGCCATGGGCAACTGCGTCGATTAATACAGAGCGCGGGTCCCGCGTTGACGGCACGCCCCAGTAGAGCCTCAACTGCACGCAGCCGAGCATCGATATCATTGGTTGGGGCAGGGAAGGCCGATAGACCCAGACGGCGAAGAGCGTCGAAGCAGCTCTCTTCGGCAATCGTACCTTTGGCCACTCCCGACGGATCGCCGACCACAATGGCTCGAGATCCGATGAATTTATTGGAATATAGTCGGGGCTTGAGATTTTCGTTGATGTGCTTCTCAAGGCCGATGTTCGACGCCGGGACTTCTTCATGGATGAGCAGCCTTCCCATGTGGTCGACTTGGCCGATCACGGACCAAGGATTTCGTCCAAAATCTTGACCTACAACCAAGGGGTAACCTGGGATAACAAAGGTTTCATCCACAACATGCCAGGAGGGTTTGAATGTCGCGCGGAAAACGGCCTCACCGGAGGGGTCGTCGCCGTATTGAGCGAGAACGTAACGCTTTATCCACGGGTGATCTATCGGATACTGTTCAAGAAATCGTTCGTAATATTTGCGACCCTGCGTTATTCGACGCGGATCATCGTCGGCTAGTTGCTTCGTTCCTTCGGTTTGCACGAGGTGAGCCAAATTCTCGGCCGCAGGATCCAGACCCGAAGGCTGAATGAAGATCTGCCAGTCGTTCGGCGGCTCGGTCATCAGCTTGTGCCAGTCGCTCATCTCGACCGGCATGTTGGTGTCCGCGATCAAGCCATACCAAGTCGGCGTTCCGCGCGGACCGCTCGGATAGCGGCCGAGACGACCAGCGATCGGCGCCAGGATGTCGACATTCGACTCGATCGCCTCGTTGATCCACGCGCCAGTGAGCTGCGATGACAGCAGGCGAGCCTGGTCCAAGGCTTCCTCGAGCGGGATGAACAGCCACTCGGATCGTACATCACCGAACTCGAGAAAGTAGGTGCTCTTGCTTTCTTGCCAAGTGCCGAGGCCAGCTAGCCAATTATCCATGTCGCGTAGGACCGTGTCCTTTAGCTGCTTTAACGTCTGCCGGATAAAAGCCCAGCGTGTATAACGTTTGCCATCTGAAGCCGGCGCTTGCTCGATACAGCGGCGCAGCACCTCCATGATGCAACCGGTTGTCTTTCCGCTGCCGATCGGTCCGGCCAGGATGCGACCGAAGGCGTCGCTGCGCATGAAACGGCCGATCGTCAGGGGAGCGGTGTACTCAATCGACATTTGGTTCGGACGCTTTGGGTAGTGCGGGGAGTTCGACCGTCTTTGTGATCTTCTCGGCCGGCTTTTCGCCCATATTGATCTGGATGACAAATCGCTCGGCTGATTCGTTCGCCGATTGTTCTTTCTTGGTCATGCCAGAGACGCTGGCCAGGAGGCGTGCGGCGTCGGTGCGGGCGTTGAGCGGCTGCTTCTCGTCCATCGCGCCCTTGGCGATGCTGGGCATGACCGTTTCGAAATAGGTCAAGCTGCCGAGCTCGACGCGCGCTTTGGTGTTCATCGGCGCGTGCCACGCACGGGTGGCTTCGTCGAGGACCTTCTTGTAATACGGGATGTGCTCGACCTCGTGGTGGTACTCTTCCTCGGTCAGCCCGTAGTCGGCCAGCACGTCCTTCAGCTCGCGCGCTTCCTTGGCTAGGTCGTTGGCGAGCTGGTTGAGCGTGGTCGGGTCGAGCGTGATCTTGCTCTTTTTCGTGACCGGGAAGAACCCTGGTGTGGGCTTAGCCATCGGGCTCAGCATAACAAAAATTAAACGTTTCCGCGATATCGGCGGTTATGGCAAACGGCAACGGTTCCTCCCCCCAGGTGCTCCCTCCTCAGGGAACCTATGGCGTAGTCCCACCGGATGTACTCGAGGCGCGGCTTCAAGCTGAACAGCGCGCTCGGCAGGAGGCGTTACGCCCTGCGGCGCTGCCAGTTCCGCAACTTGTGGGTTACGTTAAGAGCCAATTTGAGATATTCAGAAACCACCGCAATACCTCAGCCGGCTGGTCAAATCGCCTCATCGAGGCATTGCGGGTCTATAACGGCCAGTACAATCCCACAAAATTCAAGGAGGTAGCAAAATTCGGGGGGTCGCAGGTCTACGCCAGGTTAACCGCACAAAAGTGTCGGGCTGCGGCCTCCCTCCTACGCGATATCTATCTTGGGCCGGATCGGTCGTGGAAAATTCGGGCGCCGGCATGGGTCGATGTCCCGCCAGAGATCATCCAGCGGATGGATCAGCTGATCCAAGGGCAAGCTCAGATGGTGACCGAGACGCTCGGTCAGCCACCATCACCCGACGACTTGAGCAATCAGCGACGCGAGCTCATGCGGTCGGCGGAGCAGGCAGCGAGGAAAAAGGCGCAAGAGGCAGCCCAGGTGTCGGAGGACAAGGTCGAGGAGATTTTGCGTGAGGGCGGGTTCTACGATGCGCTCGCCGAATTCCTCGTCGACCTGCCGATTTTTCCATTCGGATGCATTAAAGGACCAGTCGTTCGCATCAAGCCGAAGATTATTTGGCCGCCGAACGGCGGACAGCCACAGGTCATCCAACAACCGATTTTGACCTGGGAAAGGGTCAGCCCGTTTGACCTGTGGTGGACACCGGGAGTGGGGGACATTCAGAGCGCTGCAGTCATTGAAAAATCACGCATCACCCGTGCTGATCTCAACGATTGTTTGGATATCCCCGGATTTGATCAGGATGAAGTGCGTGCGGTGTTGACCGAGTTCGGGAGAGGCGGACTATACGATAACTGGGACACGACCGATGCGGAAAGGGCGGTGCAAGAAAGCCGTGAAAATCCGCAATGGAATCGCTCTCAGCTGATCTCGCAGATGGAATATAACGGCAATGTTCTGGGCGAAGTCTTGCAAGAAAACGGCGTACCGGGCATCACCGATCCATTGCGCGATTATCGAGTGCAGGCATGGTGCATTGGTTCACATGTCATCAAGGTCATTCTCAATCCGTCGCCGCGGCAAAGACACCCTTATTTTATCACCTCTTTTGAGAAGATTCCTGGAACCCCCGTGGGTAACGGCCTCACAGACATCATCGCTGACCTCCAGGAAGTGGCCAATGCCACACTTCGCTCTTTGGTCAATAACGTATCGATCGCCAGCGGCCCCCAGGTCGTCATCAACGACGACCGTATTCTACCGACGGAGGCCACCGACGAACTATTTCCGTGGAAGCGGTGGCACGCGAGGAACGATCCCGTCGGTTCGAATAACAAGCAGCCAGTCGAGTTCTTCCAGCCGCAAGACAACTCGCAGAGCCTCATACAAACTTTCAAAGCCTTCGTGGATCTCGCAGATGACGTATCGGCGATCCCACGTTACATTGGCGGGCAAACTCCCGGTGGCGCGGGTCGGACTGCATCTGGCCTCGCAATGCTGATGCAGAACGCCAGCAAGATCCTGCAGACCGTCGCCGCGAACATCGATGGGGACATCATCGAGCCCGCGCTGCAGCAGCTCATCGATATGATTTTGCTGACGGATACGACAGGCTTGTTAACTGGCGAGGAGAACGTCTCGGTACAAGGCGCGGCGCTTGCAGCGCAGCGTGAAACCCAGCGGCAGAGACAGCTCGAGTTTCTGGCCCATACCCAGAATCCCGTTGACATGGGGATTATTGGGATCACCGGACGCGGCAAGGTTCTGCGTGCCATATCCGAAGGGCTCATGCCCGACGGCGAGGAGGTCGTGCCGACCGAGCAGGAGCTCCAGCAGCAGCAACAGGCCCAGCAACAAGCGGCGCAGCAGCAAGGTGGCGACGTCGCTCAGCAGGTCGAGAAAGGCGTTCAGGCGGGCGTAGAGGCGGGTGTCAAGCGGGTGAGCACCGAACTAGTCGCTGGGCTGTTGGCGCAGCGTACGGGCATGCCAGAGGGAATGGGAACGCACATAGGAACGTTGCCTGGAGCCGGTGGAGGCGCTCCTAGCGTCGCTAAGCCTCCGGGCAGTATGGCGGAGGCTTCGGCGCAGGGACAGGGTAACCAGCCGTCGCCACCGAACCAGTCACCGGGCCCGCAAACCCACGTCGTGGGGAATCAGCCAAAGGCGCCAAGCGCTTCGCCCGGCGCGCGCCCAGCAATGCCAGCAGGGGGCGTATAACAGAGGGACGCTTTTCCGCCCCCTGAACGGATGTAGAACGGCAATGGCAAACGTCGTGGTTCAGGCCAATGTCAACAACAAGAGCTGGAAGACGGCTAATATCGTCGCGTCGGCGCCGCCCAAAAGCGGCAAGGGCCACAATCAGATCCCGGCCGCACAGAACACGCTGAAACAATACGCGATCTATCAGCCGACGGCGAGCACGGTGCCAGGGTTACCGACGATTTTCATTTCCGGCTACTTGGGCCCCGCTTAACGTTTGCTTAACGTACCGGCCGTAGGCTCCTCGCGAGCAGGAGCCCGCGCCCATGGCGATCCTCAGCAGCAAAAGCTACGACCCCAACACCATTTCCCTGATTCTCAAGCAATGTGTGGACGCCATAAATGCTGGCGGCATTGGCGGTCCGACGGGGCCCGCGGGGCCAACTGGTCCTGCAGGCGGTGTTACTGGGGCAACCGGGCTTTCGAATGTTACCGGGCCGACTGGTTCTTCTGTTGGGTCTCAGGGCCCCCCTGGTCCTGGGGGCCCTCAAGGCGCAACAGGTTTTACAGGAGCTACAGGATCAGCAGGGGCCACGGGTCCAGTGGGTGTAATAGGTCCAACTGGTCCAACTGGTCCATATGGCGGCAATATCACCGGTCCGCAGGGTCCTCCTGGAATTGGTGCGACCGGCCCAACTGGTCCAACCGGTACGCAAGCTGGCAGCATGACCGGTCCGGTTGGTCCGAGCGGTCCGGCTGGTGCCGCTGGTACCTCGAACGTGACAGGCCCGACCGGTTCAGCGTCGGCTACCATGTTCGTGCCGCCAACTGCGGATCCTCACGTTCTTGGTGCGGTGTGGCTCAACGGCACGGTGCTTACGGTATCGGCTGGTTAAGGAGGCACCGATGGCCATTGACGTCACCCCGATGATGGTTCCCACGGGTGCGACGGGCGGCACCGGATGGCCCGCTCCGCCGTTTGACAGCGATCAAGTCAAACGTTGGACGATCGCACCTGGCAATATTGATCGAAATACCTGGGGCGTTGTCCTCAAGCAGATCGTGGATCTGATTAATAATCGCGCCATCATGGGGCCTAATGGGCCCACAGGTCCCGCAGCTGGTGCGGGTGGTCCGACCGGTCCAACCGGTCCTTCGAGATCAGGGCCGACAGGGGCTTGTTTGTTTCCTACGGGAATTACTGGTCCTTCCGGGACAACGGGTCCTCAAGGTTCGCGTGGTGCTGCCAGCACGGTGACCGGATCGACCGGTGCGACAGGGCGCACAGGTCCAACTGGTGCATATGGCGGTTTCGCTCCTCCTGGTCCGCAGGGGCCAGGCAGTCCGACGTCGACGACTGGCGTGACTGGTCCGATGGGGCCAGCGGCCTACGCAAGCTACACGGGACCGACCGGCGCAACTGGTGCGACTGGTCCGGCGAGCGCAGGACCGACAGGTCCGACGCCGCGGTGGAGCACGTCGTTCCGAGCTCCGTTCGCTGATCCGAAGGTCGCTGGCGCGTTATGGGCGGTCGGGCCAGGAACAGGAACGCTGAGAGTTTCTGGCGGCTAATGCAACTTTTTTGGAACGCCATCGTCCGCAACGAATCGGCGCGGATTGAACGCTGCGTGCGCAGCCTTTTGCCGGTGATCGACGGTGCGATCATCGTCGACACTGGCTCAACTGACGGGACGTCGGGCCTCATCTTTGAGCTGTTTGATAAGGTGCAGAAGCCGGTCGAGGTTCATTCGGCGCCGTTCGTTAATTTCGAACAAGCACGCAATGAGGCGCTGCGCCGCGCGCGCGATTCGAAGCTCCCGTGGGATTGGTTGCTTCTGGTCGATGCCGATATGGAGCTTATTCACGGTCAGCCGGGTTTGCGCGAGGATCTCGAGAAGCTTTCCGGCCTCTCATATGACATGCGACAGGTTGCGGGGACGCTAAGCTACTACAATCGTCGGCTCGTCTCGCGTCAGGCTACTGGCAATTACGTCGGCGTGACCCACGAATTTTTAGACGTACCGACGTCCGGCATCGTGAATGGTTGCTACTTCCTCGATCATGCTGATGGCTCAAACCGACCAGAGAAGTACAAGCGCGACATTGAGTTGCTTCGAGAGGCGCTTAAAACTGAGACTCGACTTGGCTTGCTGCAGCGCTATTTATTTTATCTAGCTCAATCGTATTTCGATGCGGGCGAATGGGAGAAGGCAGCAACGTGGTACAAGAAGCGTGTTGAGCTCGGGGGCTGGGACGAGGAGGTGTGGAACGCTCAGCTTCACTATGCCCATGCGCTCGACAATCAAGGCAAGAAGGCGGAATTCCTGTGGGAAATGATCCAGGCGTATGGGATGCGCCCCAGTCGTGCCGAAGTTCTGTACGATCTTGCCAAGTACTTTCGGGAGAGGGGACAGTGCCATGTTAGTCTGCTGTTTTCTGAACCGGCGATCAGCACTCCTCCTTCTTCAGATGTGCTTTTTGTTAATGAGTTTGCATGCACTACTGGAGTTAGAGAGGAATTCGGAATCTGCGCCTATTATGATCCAGTTCGACGTGAGCGTGGTGCCGTAGTCAACGATCAGCTTTCTCTTGATCGCAAGGGAACTTGGCAGTCGCGAGAGCAGGCTCGGACCAACTTGTATTGGTACCTGCGGCCGCTGGGCGAAATGGTGGCCTCTTTCCGCCCATCGCGACTGCCCTTTCCTGATTACGATTCCTATGTGCCGATGAATCCGAGCGTGATCAATCACGACGGCAAACCGTTGGTTCTGGTTCGCACCGTGAATTACTTGATCACCGAGGGAGGAGAATATGCAATTCGATCGCCGGACGGCAACGATAGCGGGAATCGTTATCCTATTGATACTCGGAATTATCTTGTGCGTTTGGGCGGTGACGGGATGGCCGACTGGGTGGTGAAGCTTGAATTGCCGATCAATCTTCCTGCGCCGCAGTATCATCTTGTTCGTGGATTCGAAGACTCACGACTATTCGAATATCAGGGCAGGCTTTGGACACTCTCAACAGTTCGGGAATTAAATTCTGAAGGTTGGTGCGAACAGGTTCTGGCACCCATCGATCAAGATCATTACAGCTCTGAGTGGACCAAAGTTCTACCCAAAAACCGACAGAACGAAAAAAATTGGATGCCTTTCGTGCGCGACGGCGAGCTTCTTTTCGTTTATCGGCTTGGGACATTGGTGAACACCTCGGGTGAGATCATTGCTCAGCATGAAACGCCTGTGGATTGTGGGCACATTTCTGGGGGCTCGCAAGTGGTTCCAATTGCGAAAGATGTGAATTTGGCTATCGTGCATGAAGCGCGACAGATCCCAGGGACTGGCAGGCGGTTTTATCAGCACCGCTTCGTTAGAGTGGCCTCTGACGGTCGGGTGATCAATCTGTCGCGCGCCTTTGTGTTTCAGGACAAGCAAATCGAATTCGCTGCCGGGATGGCACGGTTCGGGGACAAGCTTCTTCTGTCGTATGGTATAAGAGATAGAGAAGCATGGATTGCATGGATCGATTTGGCGGAAATTTTGGAGTTCATTAAAAATGACAAGGGTAGTGCTGAGTGAGGCTGGATTCGAGGCTGGTTCGTGATTGCTGTCGTTACTGGCTTCGTGCCGATCCCCGGGCACCCGCGATCGGAAGCCGAATACCGAAAATTGGGAGAGCGACTGCTCCATGCTGCGGTGCCGCAGGGGGAAGCAGTGCTCATGCGATTGGAGATGAATCTGCATGAGTGTTGGCTCGCTAAATATTTGGAGTGGCGAGGGGGCGAGGTTACACATTCAGTGTCGGATAATCCGAAGAAGAACAGCAGAGCGTATCATATTGTGCAGAGTCAAAAGGTGGAGTTTCTGTTGGAGGCAGCGCGTAGTTATGATCAGGTG